GTATGATTCAGTAGGTGAAAGAGAAGATCTTTCAGATGTTATCTATTCGATAGCACCTACAGACACGCCTTTCCTAAGTTCTGCAGCTAAAACAAAAGCAACTGCAGTTCTTCACGAATGGCAAACAGACTCACTAGCAGCAGCAGTAACTAACAATGCTGTTATTGAAGGTGACGAAGCAACTTTAGACGCATCAACTGCAACAGTTAGACTTTCTAACAGTTCTCAAATTATGGATAAAACTGTAGTTATTACTGGAACTCAAGAGTCTGTTGATAAAGCAGGTAGAGCATCTGAAATCGCATACCAAATCGCTAAAAAAGCTAAAGAGCTTAAAAGAGATATGGAAGCTACTATTACTGGCAACATTGCTGAAGTAGGTGGCAATGCATCAACTGCAAGAAAAATGGGAACGCTTGGAGCTTGGACTATCACTAATGATGACAAAGCTGCAGATGGTACAACAGGATCTGGTCTTGGAAACACTGCTAGAACTGATGGAACTCAAAGAGCATTCACAGAATCTCAATTAAAATCAGTAATTAAATCAGTATGGAATGCTGGTGGAGACCCATCTATGATTATGTGTGGGCCTTTCAACAAGCAAAAATTATCAGGATTTACTGGTAATTCTACTAGATTTGACGCTGGTGCAGACGCAACTTTATACACTTCAGTAGACGTGTACGCATCTGACTTTGGTCAATTGCAAGTAGTACCTAATAGATTCTCTAGAGATAGAGACGCTTATGTACTAGACATGGAATATTGGGGAATTGCGTTCTTGAGAGACTTCTCAATGCATGAACTTGCTAAGACTGGTGACTCAGAGAAAAGACAGCTTCTTGTAGAAGCAACTCTAGAATCTAGAAACGAAGCAGCTTCTGGCTTAATAGCTGATTTAACAACAGCATAATAAAATACGTATATAGGGGAGTAACCTTAATACTACTCCCCTAGTACTTAATTAAACAATTGAAGATCAGAGATAGGTTATGATCGGAACAATAGGATAATACAATGAGAACACTTAACGACTACTTTTTAACATCAGCAATACCAGATGTATCAGCATCATCATCAACATTTGTAAATGTACCAGATGGTGGAAGAATTATTAAAATCTTTGCACATAACAAAGCAACTACTACAGGAACAGCAGCTATTACTTTTGAAATAGATGGTGTAGCTTGTGCTAGTGCAGCTATAAGTCATGTAGCAGGAAGTTCTGCAGGAAAAAAATACTCAGTAGAACCTTCTGCAACTAACGATGTCCTTGAAGGATCTGTAATTGAAGCAATCACTAATGGTGGTTCTACAAATGCATCTAAAATGGAAATTACTTACGTTATAAGAAGATAATTAATTATGGGGGTGGCAACATCCCCAAACAACAAGGAACAAAACATGAACTACGCAATGAGACCCTTAACTACAGAAAAAGTTACATCTTCTGGTTCTTCTGCACAATCATCTGCATTTAATGCAAATATAGAATATATTAGAGTAATACCAGATGCTGATTGTCATATAGAATTTGGAGTTAATCCTACAGCAGCTAATACTAAAATTTTCTTAGAAGCAAAATCTTCTGAGTGTTTTAAAGTTTCGCCTGGAGAAAAAGTAGCAGTAATTGGATCAGTAAATTTATACGTAACAGAACTATCAGAATAGTATGGGTAAAGTAAGATCAGTTGAATATGATGCTGGAGTAAAGACTAAATACATTCAAGAGTCTAATGGTCAATTAACTATTAATAACTCTCAAGATGTAAACCCTTTGTTAAAAAGAAACAAAGCTCTTTATAATCATGATTCTGGTTATATATCTGGTGCTAAAGAAATGAAAAGAGTGGCAAGTATACCACCTTTAATACTTTCAATATGGGCTAAAGAATATAATGGAACTAACAACTGGTTTCAATTACCTAAAGACATTCAAAGAAAAATTATGAAAACTAAACTTAATAGTAATGAGTTTAGATATTTTAGAACAGCTGAAGGAAATTTATAATGGCATTAACAACATTCTCAGGATTAAAATCATCTATAGCAGATTGGTTAAATAGATCTGATTTGACTAATCAAATTGCAGATTTTATTGCACTAACTGAAGGTGACTTTAATGCTAAACTAAGAATACGACAGATGGAACAAATAGATGCTATTACAATAGACTCTGAAACAGAAACTGTTCCAACTGGTTTTATTGCAGTAAGATCTTTATACATATTATCGGCTAGTACTAAGTACGCCTTAAAGTACATAACTCCACATAATATGTTTGAGATTAAAGCTGGATCAACAACTGCTAGACCTAGAGTCTATACAATTGAAAGTGATAATGAAACAGAAGCTTTACGTTTTGGCCCTGCCCCTGATTCTTCTTATACTGGGTACTTATCATATTATAAAAGTTTTGGAGCTCTTAGCGATACTAATACAACAAATTACATTTTAAATAAGCATCCAGGAATATACCTGTATGGTTCATTATATCATGCAGCAAACTTTCTAGGTGGTATAGATCC